GAATAATAGACATTAAAATAACTTTAAATTATCTTTCATTTCTAAACTTAACAAAACATCTTTTAAACTATTGGTAGAAAATGTGTTCTCTTTGGAAATACCTTTTAACTTCTCTTCTACCAACTCAATCTTTTCCACAATCTTTTCATTATCTATTTTACTTTTCTTATCCGCAACCTCATCAAGAATGTTGTCAATTCTTTTCTTCATCCAATTAGAAAAATTTCTCTCATCCTTAGTGGTGTAATATTTCACTAAACAATCTTTCTGTTCGGTGGTGAGAAGCTTACCATATTTCTTATCAAAATTCTTTAAGGCAATTCCTAAAGCAAGTGTTTCAGTTTGAAGTTGATCTTTAGGTTTATCTGTATGATGGCTATTAGCTTCTTTAATTCTTTTAGATTCTTTATTTTCTACCAAGTGTTCAAAAATATTTTCTTCACAACTGGATCTATCGCGGGTAGTAAGGTATTGACCACCCAGCTTGACATTACCCTCATTAATTAAAATATTAAAACTGGCATAAAGCTTATAATTGGGAACACTAACTTTCATAATGTGTTTACGATCACAAACTTTACTTATTTCGTCTAACAGTTTAGTGTTTTCATTATAAAGTTTTTGGCTGTCAACAGTTTTGTTATATTCCTTAACCAAATTACCATAAAAACGAGTGGCATAATAAGGGTTTCGCGCCTCACTATACAACAACTGTGAATAAACTCTATATGCTTTTGAAATCTCTGTTTCGGCCATGAAATATTTCTTTACGACAGAAAGAATTTTAGCAGCCGTCTTATTATGACCTTTTGCAATCTCATTTAAAACTGCATGATTAAGTATTTCAAACATAATGCCAACATTACGTTGTTTGCTGTGTTTCATATTTAACCCCAATAAAATTATATTATCACCTAAAATAAATATACGACTGATTAATTAAAATTAATCCTCTTTAGCTTTCATTAGTGATAAAGTTGATTCTTCCAACTTATTTTCTGCCTGATCTTTTATTAAATTACCCATCATGTCGTTCATTACATGGTCATACTTCATAATATCAGAGATAGTACGATCAAACATATCTGTTTTGCTGCGACGATTTTTTGCTTTCTTACGAATAAAATCAAGTGTCTTTTTCATTTCTACACTCTCAGGGTCGCTTATCTTATCTTGCACCTGTTCCGATTCTGACTCTGATTCACCATCCTCATTAAAAGTGTAATTTTTAGGATAACCTGGTAACTCTCTTGTTCCAATAGGATCATAAGGCATCGCATCCTTAGTATATTGTCTAGTGGTATTTTCTTCTGCTGAACTATCATCTGTTTCAGTTTCAGATTCTTCTTCACCAACGGGCGGTGCACCACCACCCATATCAGGTTGTTCACCCATCTTTAACTGATCAACGATGTGAGCGTTTTGTGCCTCTTTTTCAATTTGAAGATTAATGTTTATAATTTCGGAAGAAGAAAGCTTTAATACCTCTCTTTGTATATAATCCAATGATACCAACGGCGAGTCAGCCATATCATTGGCTGTACTAAAACGACTACCCAATAACTCAAGGTGCATCATTTCCGTTACAGTAGATGGGTTAGTTAATCTTAGATCAAAATTGTAAATGGAAGATTCGTCATACCCACGTAAATAAAGATGGACAAGTGATATCTTCGCCAATTCACTAACAACAATCTTCTGAATACGTTGAATAGTTCTTGCAAACTTAATATCCTCCTGTGCTAATGTTGACTTACCTGACAAATCTTCTTCAGCAGTAAGATAAGATTTAGGAACACCAAGTGAAATAAATAACTTATTTTGTAAATACTCTATATCTTCAATCGCTGCTGCATTTTCACCACCAGGCAATGTTTCAATACGACTACCTCTATCACCGCGAACTGGAATAAAGAAATCCTCTAGAATAGATTCTGGATTATATCTCATATCAACATTACCATTAGATTCTTGTGTAACCGCAACTCGCTTCAGTTTATCCCGCGCGTTTTGCATATAAGAGTCTACATCTCTAGGGGGAATGTTTCCCACATCAACATAAAACACCCTGCGTTCTGGGGCCCTACTAATACGATAAATCAACATAGCATCTTCTGCCATCAACAACTGCTTCCACACCTTGCGGGAAGAATCAAGTATCGACCTACCATAAGGTAAAAATCTATCGTCACCTAAAATACGCATATGAGAAACTTGATAGTTTTCAAAAACTGTATTACCTTGTGCAGTCCACTTAAACCTTAAACTATTAGGATCGTTATTGTAACCTTCCTCTCTTTCAATCTCACCTACTGGCATTGCAATTGTACCTAAAACGCCCTCTTTATCAACAATATCTAATAGATTAAACATATCACCATACTTACACATATTACGTATCCAAGTCCAAAGATGAAAATCTAAATCTAGTCTTTGATACAGTAGTTCTTCCAATTCATGTATAATTTTATCATCATCAGAAACTATCTGTAAAATTTTGCCATCTTCTGCATACGTCATAGAATCGTCGGCATATATATCTAATGCCCTAGTAATCTCAGGATAATGATCCATCTCATCATAATCCTTTACCCGTTCTAATCTTTCAACACCACCAACCAACGATTGTTGGTATAGTGCAGATGATGCTCTTTGAAATGAATCAAACGCATTTTTCTGTGCTTTTATTCCGGGCCGTTCTGTGGGAACTTTCACATTAGCGGAACCACCCGTTAGTAGTTTCTTTAATATATCAAATCTATCTGCCATTTCTTATTCCTTTATTGAACTTTTGAGACATAAAATAAAACTATCGCTATAACTACAGGTACTAACCCAGCAATCCCTCCCCATACTCCAGCTTTTACTTTTAATGTAGCAATATCTACTTGTATTTGTGTAAGTTTATTTTCAATCACACCAAATTTAGCATCATGGTCATCAAGTTTTTCCATTACCATTTTTTCATATCGACTCCAGCCATTGTCATTTACCATTTATTACATCATCCATCGTAAATCTTCGCGCTGACCATTGCCAGTGTCAAAGGTAAAATGCTCTTCTTTCTTTTGTTCATCTGTTTTATAAATACCAAACTCATAAGGTGTAGATTGAAAATTAAGGCCATTTAATAATTGTTTAGTCATATCTTCATCTTGATTGTTAAATTTAAGAGTAGTGGCTCTTACATACATTCCGATAGCTAACGACATTACAAGGTCATCATTATAACTAGACATGGCTTCAGGTTTCCCATTATGAAACACAAATGTTTCTAATTCGTTGTGTGTTCTTTTTGAGTGTAGAATAAAATCATGTGTTCTTAAATCTTCTTCCATCCGAGCAATACAAACGGGGCGACTTTTCATACTCATTGTAAAACCCGGAACTGCATTCTTTGGCACGTTATAAGGGTCATAATATAACTGATTAGAGTTACCTTCGTGTATTCTAGTGAGGTCTTTTATAGTCCAATACATATTCTTATATTCCATCTCTATGATCTTCATCACCACATGATGACCCATAGAGGCATTTTCAACCACTATATAGGCGTTATTATATTGAACGGCAGTATTGTGAACAAGGTGAGCATAAACATCAGTATTAAGCTTTCCTTTATATTCAGCAACCTGTTCGTAACTTTCTACATCAATCACATGAAAGGCAGAGAAGTCATCTCCATCGCCTCTTGCAACATCAGCACATAATATATACTGTTTATCGTAGTCAGGATATTTCCATATCCACAAGTTTTTATCCACCCAAGTTTTTTCTTCGGGTTCTCTCATAAAAGGTCTAAATCCGGCATCCGACTCTTCTTCTTCATTGGGGTGCTCTTCATACCAACTTAAAGCCTTTAAACTAACTACATTATTACCCGATTGAAGAAAGTCACAATCATGTTCTTGTGCAAAAGCTTGATCGCCTATTTTCTTTCTTTCGTTTCTACCCCACTCTTCATCTCTATCTGGATGAAAGTGCCATGGCAAGTTAATTGGATTAAAGGAAATATTTTTATTACCTACTCTTTCACTAACGCCCGCCTGCGCTTCTATATATTGCTTATGAAACCAGTTACCAATACCATTAGGTGAAGACAACACCACACAATCACCACCTGTTGCTAATGTAGGTTGAGCAGCAGTCCAAATACTATCCATTGCTTTAATAAATGCAGCTTCATCAATAATCAACAAACTCAATGCTTCTGAACGAGCCGCGTCTGTTGCGTTGGAACCAGTAGCTCCAGCCTTAATCTTTGAACCATTGGCAAATTCCATACTTTGTCGATTATCAATCAATACCTCAGATTTTAACCAAGGTGGAAGCTCTTCTAAAAAAACTCTTACCTTATCAACGAGGTTTGTAGCTGTGTCTCTCTTGGTGGCAAGAATAAAAATCTCTTTATTCTTAAAAAAAGTAGCCATCCAACCTGCATATGCGGCACACAAAGTACTAATACCTAATTGGCGCGCCTTTAAAATAATATTATAAGATTGATTTAAAAAACTTTGTAAAGTTTCTTCTTGAAAGTCCCATAACTCAAAAGTAAGTAACCCCTTAGTTGGGTGGCGTATCTTCCCATACTTTTTAATGAAGTGAATTGGATCTTTTCTACACCTTACATATTCTTCCGCTTGTGTTTTATCCATTTAACTTCTCATGATTGATGTTTAAATAAACCTGGTAAAATACCCACTCTGTAACTTTGTTTTTGCCACCAATTATCAATAGCTATTTGCTCTTCAAAATCTGGATTCCGTTGATTAGGAGGGCTATCCATTTTTACAAATCCTCTTTGTTGAGCCACATCTAAAAACCATTCCTTACTACAGAGAAATGGGTTGTTGCTCCAATTAGCATATTGACAAGACATACGCCATAAAACGGTTTCATCTTTCTTATCTATCTCTTCACAAATATCTAGATTATCATATCCATAATTTTCTTCTACTGCAAAACCTATCCACCAATTTTTTTCTAAGCACCCTTTACGACCATTTTCATCTGCCCAAAGTATAGCTTCATTAGAGGTGTGTATGTAATCTTTTATTTGACGATACTTTACAATATCTATCATATTCTTGTTAAGATTACGTACTCCTAATTCTAACTGTCTATAAATATCATTTTTATTCGATACTAATTCAAAATCATTTTCTAAAAATAAAACATATTTTGCATTACACTCTGTTATAGCTTTTACCATCCCCCAACCAATACCACAATTAATTGGATGCCCACCCCACTCAAACTTTTTATAAGTGTGCTCTATTAAATTTATATCATCATTAGCAATCTCATTAAAAAAAATAAAATTATCACCAACCATATCAATTAAACCATTTTCTTCATATGATTTTAAACTTTTTTCAAGTTTTTCGTTGCGACCATGCGATAACACAACAATACCAATGTTTTCCAATCTCATTTAAAACCTTTCTATACAAAAGCCGTAGTGTTGACTGTTGGTTTCATCCTCCGGGCATCAGGGGGGTTTTGTGACTCATACGTAGGAAATCCTTTTCCACCATCAGGATATCTATCTTTAAACTTAGATCCTAAAACCATCACATTATTTATATTATCTAATATAAAAGTTTTTATTTTTTTACCTTTTGTAGTATCCCAAGCATAGAGATATCCATCCTTTATTTCATAAGGTTCAACTACCCTTACTACTCTTTCAGTAATAATTCTATCTGGTTTCTTTTTCTTGGAATACAAAATACGAATAAGACTTAATGAACCGATTGCGCCATATAATTTAGTTTGATCTGTGGTAGAAATAGCCATTAGACCGTCCTTATTTTAAGAATCTTATAGTCTGGCTCTAATGTATTCTCCAATTCAGAACGTGTCATTTCAGTTTCTATTTCTAATGCCACCACATATTCCAACGAAGGGTTGGTTTCTGCTTCGGGATTAATAGTGTCTACTGTTGCATCTTTTTCTTTATTAAGTTTAATACCTAAAACTCTAAAATCAAACTTTAATTTTTTTATTTTTTGATCTTTATTTTTTTCTGTAGTAAAAGGTATTTGTAAAAGTAACTTAAAGGTTTTAATATTTTGTTCTACTCCATCCTCATCCTCTTCCCTCTCGGCCTCAGTTAATGCATTTACTAATGTAGACTCTGTAGCTCTAAAACTATCAGCGTAATCATCACCCCATAACTTATACCGCGACATAAAAACATCTAAATCTTTTTCAGTATCAATATCAACTAAATCAATAACCATATTTTTAATACGAGGTTTATCAAAACCTAAATCAGCAAGGCGAACCCAAATCATAGATTTATATCGTTGTTGTCGCTGCATATTATTCTTCTTACCC